ACATGACCGATGATAATCTATTGGTTTCGCGGAAATGGCTTTATGATTTTATGAAGTCAGAGTACCCACAATTGAAGGGCTCGTCGTTTTCCATTGTTATGGAAATCGCATTGCCTATGTCCTTCTTGCCCAATCAAGTCCACTTTGAAATGCGTGACCTCATGACGACAGGGGCCTATGCATCTCGGATGCGGGGAGCGCCTACTTGGCAGTTCTGGAACCGTGCGCCAGCACGGAACAGGGCTCGCCATTAGGGGTGCCCAGTTGTTGTACCTGGGGTGAGTAGCGTTAGCGCTGCTCCCACTCACCCCCGTTTGAAGGTACAAAAGCAATTGGGAGCATCAAAAACTAGAGAGATTGTTCGTGTATCCGGGATAACTCCTCCTGTAAATCTCCTAGTGTTCAATTCAGATATAGATACCTTAGAGCGGGCGGTTAAAGAACGTGTTTTCTTTGTACAGAAAGAAGGCACCTTTGAGTCACCACCGCGCCCTATACCAGGCCATTTCGAGGAATGCATGCGAGATACTCTGCGCGTTTTTCATAAATTGCTTCCCTCTCGTTCGCCTTTGACTAGGTCTGAATTTGTTCAGACTTTCAGGGGACGTAAGAGGAAAGTATATGAGAAAGCATATGAATCATTGTTGAGGAACAGTGTTTCTATTGAGGACTCGCATGTGAAAGTGTTTGTTAAACGTGAAAAGACTGATCATACACGTAAACTTGATCCAGTACCTAGAGTGATATCACCAAGATCACCAAGGTATAATGTAGAGTTAGGGCGATATCTGCGCCCATTAGAGGAGAATATATTTAAATGTATAGGTGAACTGTTTGGACATAGAACTGTAATTAAGGGCATGAATTCTAAAGATTCTGCCAAATGTTTGTATGCTAAATGGTCCGACTTCAAACGACCAGTAGCTGTGGGGTTAGATGCTAGCCGGTTCGATCAACATGTTTCTGTGGATGCCCTCAAATTTGAACATAATGTTTATTTGAGGTGTTTTCCAGCATTGAGGCATAAGAAAGATCTGGCTAAACTCTTATCCTGGCAGCTCAAAAATAAGTGTAGTGGGTTTACGTGCAATGGTAAACTGAGGTACACCATCCATGGTGGTAGAATGAGTGGAGATATGAATACCAGCCTTGGCAATTGTCTCCTTATGTGTTTAATGGTTTACGCATATGCGAAATCATTAGGCGTTAAGGTACAATTGGCCAATAACGGGGATGACTGTGTTGTTTTCATGGAGCAACACAATCTCCCTAGATTTATGGCTGGTTTAGATTCATTTTTCATTGCATTAGGGTTCAACATGGCAGTTGAACAACCCTGTTTGTGTTTT